GTATTGCCGAAGATACTGCCTTTGCCTTAGTTGATTTCAATGGAGATTTAGTACAATTCTATGGTTCTAATCCATCTGGTAATCCTTTGACAGTTATTTTAAATAGTATAGTTAATAGCTTGAGGATGAGATATGTTTATTTCATGCTTAATCCTGAACATTCTGTTTCTACTTTTAAGGAAAATGTCAATTTGATGACCTATGGTGACGACAATATAATGTCGGTTTCACGGGAGTGTGATTGGTTCAACCATAGCTCTATATCGGAAACCTTTGCCACATTGAACATTGTTTACACAATGGCCGATAAGGAATCAGAAAGCGTACCATTCATTAACATTGAAGACGCCTCTTTTTTGAAAAGAACTTGGAGAATGGATGATAACCTTAAGTGCTTCGTTGCGCCTTTGGAGGAGGAATCTATTGAGAAATCTCTTATGGTTTGGACTCGTTCCAAATCTATCACTAAAGAGGTTCAAGGAATAGACGTCATATCAAGTGCGTTAAGGGAATACTTTTGGTACGGTGAGAAAATTTATAACGAAAAGCTTTATCTTTTGAAAGATTTAGTTAAGGATTTAGGATGGGAATTGTGGGTTCAAGATTCCACTTTCCCAACCTATCCCAGTTTGTGTTATGATTTTATCCATCGTTCTAGGAAGTGTAAGTCCTACCAGGGCATATTTGGATCTGATGACCAAACTTGGTCGGTTCAAAGTCAATAAAAGAAATACAAATGTCTGAAATGACAATAAACTAATAGAGGTCTTTTATTCGTTTTAACCTCTATAAAATGGTGCAGTATCGTCCTCTGGCCATCTTGATTAGAAAATGTCAAACTCACAAGCGAAGCGCTTGTGTCTGTGCGGATGTGGTTTTATAACATTCGTTCATGCATATTCTTTGAATTTTAACGTAGCATGAGTAGAACCACTGGGGCCTATGATTATAAGCCCACCTCAGAGTGATAAAGGCACAGGATAATCGTATTACTTTTATGTTGCACTCAGATAACAAATTGAAAGATGGAGATCTTAAAACTCAACAGGAAAACCAAACTACCCCTCGAATATATGAATCATTCGATGGGGGAGATAAACAATCATCGTTTTTTGATTGTTTTACACCTTCTCGGTGTGTTGTGCAAAGCGCAGAAGTTGTTGAAATGACAACTGATGCCACCGGTGACACAATGCAGGAGGAAAATGTTGGTTTTGATGGACAAAATGATCCTATTTTGACAATACCTAATGATTTGTCGAGGATCCAAGTCGATCAAAGTCAAAATGTCACTTTAGGTAATTACCTAAAGAGGCCTGTACAAATCGCGACTCAGTCTTGGTCAGTTGGTTCCACTTTGGATCAATTGACTGATAACTTTGACCCGTGGCACCTATATTTTAGTCAACCTGCCATAAAGCGGAAATTAGATAATTATTATCTGGTTCGGTGTAATTTGCATCTAAAATTTGTTGTCAATGCATCACCGTTCTTTTACGGGTGTGCATTGGCTTCATATCAGCCTTTGACTAATTTTGCTCCGGGTTTCACGCCAGAAGGCGCTTTTGGTGAGGAGAAAACTGCTTACTCTCAGCGCCCCCATATCTGGATTTATCCTCAGGATTCTCAAGGTGGAGAAATGGTTTTACCGTTTCTTTATTACAAGAACTGGTTAGATGCTACATCTGCTGCGGATCTAACTGATATGGGCAAAATTAGTTTTCAATCGTTTGGTCCTCTGGCCAACGCGAATGGAGCTACGGGTGATATTGAGATTGTTGTTTACGCTTGGGCAGAGAATATTGAAGTTGCGGGACCAACCGTGGCTTTGGCTGTCCAGGCTAAGGATGAGTATCAAGATGACGGGGTAGTATCGAAACCTGCTTCTGCAATTGCTAGAGCAACTTCGATGCTGAGCGATGTTCCTATTATTGGACCATTTGCTACAGCAACGTCGCATGCAGCAGAAGCTGTTTCGAAGATTGCTTCGTTGTTTGGGTACACGAACACTCCAGTGATTGATGATATTCATCAGTTTCAACCAGCACCTTTTCCGAATTTGGCGTCTACTGATATTGGTATGCCTATTGATAAGTTGACGCTTGATTCCAAGAATGAGTTGTCAATTGATCCAGCTATTGCTGGCGCGACAACTGCCGACGAGCTTGTTATTAGTAACTTTTGTGCTCGCGAGGCTTGGCTGTACGAATCTAACTGGTCCAGCGCTCAATCCATCAATGATGGACTTTTCTACGCTAAAGTGTCTCCTGCCTTATATAAGACAGATACTACTGGACCAACGCCTA